AGATTCCTGGTATAAAACTCAGCTTAGAAATATGCGTAAACAAAGAACTGTAGATTATTTTAACAAAAAATACAAGATAAGTTTAGATGATTTTGACGTAGCAGATTCATTTGGAATTGCTCATTATGCAAATAAGGTATTGACGGAACGATGAAATTATATCAAAGCGAAGAGTGGTTATATAGAAGGTATGTTGTTCAAAAAAAGACTGTTACTGAGATTGCTATTGAATGTAAAAGCTCTGCTATGACTATACAGAGATACCTAACAAAGTTTGGACTAATTAAAAAGCGATGAAATTCACACATAAGGTATTTCATTTAGAAAAAGATGTTCAAAGAGAAGAACTATTTAGTTCTATGAATGACTATATGGGCCAGTATTCAGAAGAGTTAAATAGCAATACAATTAACATTTCTAACGATACAGATATCGAGGATTTTTGTAGACAGTATCCCTTTATAAAATTTGATAAGGCTGGGTATGAATTTAATAGCGAATCTGGGTGGAGATATGGAGAGCTTGGAATATGGGCAAGCAATATCTCTGCATATATAAATTTCTTAAAATCAGATAAAGACTATCTAATTTTAATGGAAGACGATATAGAGTACTTCCCAGGATTTTTTGAGAACCTTGTAAAGTATATGTCTCAAATAGATGAGGAATGGGATCTATTTTTTTACTATGCTCCTGGGAATACAAATACTGGGGAGTTTTATCCAGAGGAAAAAGACGTATGCCGTTCCTATCAAGACTGGTCATGTCTTTGCTATGTGATTAACAGAAAAGCAGCACAAAAAGTTATAGATGATTTATATGACAACATCATATCTTTACCAATTGATTATTATTATTTTAGACAGCCAGAGAAGTATATTTGTTATACAGTAAAGCCAACCTCAAAATTGTATTGCAAGATTTCTGGATTAGAGTCAACATTTCAGACAAAGCAGCAGAGAAAGGTTTTGACATAATGGGATACTCAGATCCAGAAAATAAACCATGGGCTATTGAGAAAATTAAAGAAATAAACCCGAAGACTGTATTGGATTGTGGAGCGGGAGCTGGTACATACTTAGATTTAATTAAGTCTAATATGGGGAACAGCGTAATTGTTTTAGGTGTAGAGGCATGGTATCCATCAATAATTAAATACAGTCTAGAAGAAAGATATGACTTTATATATCCCGTAGACGTAAGAACTATAACTGATTTTAAATTTGACCTAGTCATCCTTGGAGATATACTAGAGCATATGTCTATAGAAGACGCCACCACGCTTTGGAGTAAAATTGCAAAGGATGCCACCTATGCCTTAATATCTATTCCAATAATTCATTATCCACAGGGGGCTGTGGATGATAATCCATATGAGGTTCATGTAGAAGAAGACTGGACCACAGAAAAGGTTTTACAAAACTTTAGTAATATAGTAGAATACAAAGAGTTCCCACAAACAGGAGTCTTTATAGCAAAATTTAGAGAGGAAGATAATGCTTAAGCCAGTATACGAAGATGTAAAAAACTTTAGTTGTCAGGATTTATACTTACGTGCAGTTGGAGCACCAGCTGGAATGAAAATATGGGACACCTGCCACGAGATAGCACACATGCTAGTTGAAAAAAATATTTCATACGGCAACTCAGCCCTGGAGCCAGCAAGGATATTTTCAACGGCGGATTCAACAGAGCAATTAAAGGTAAGAATAGACGATAAACTAAACAGAGTAAAGAATAACCAAGGATATGCTGGAGATAACGATATAGATGATCTCATAGGCTACCTAATGCTGTATAAAATAGCCAAATCAGGTTGATTTTTTAGTCGACTAAGAGTATAATCAAAACATGTCCGAAATAGAGTTATCCGCCCATTTTGACCGAATGAACAGAGTAGTGTCAGAATTACTAAAAGGAAGCAACCCCACCCAAATCGCCGCTATAACGGGCTTTAAGAGGGGTGAAGTAGTTGACCTTATAGATGACTGGAAAAATGTTATTCATAACGATACAGGGGCACGTGAGAGGGCTAAAGAGGCTATCTCAGGAGCAGACCAGCATTACGCAATGCTAATTAAAGAAGCTTGGAAGACCGTAGAGGATGCCGATCAGGCGGGACAATTAAATGTTAAGGCTACATCCCTAAAACTAATTGCAGATATTGAAGGCAAAAGAATTGGGATGCTTCAAGAAGTAGGCTTGCTAGACAACGCCGAACTTGCCAATCAAATTGCAGACACAGAGCGCAAGCAAGACATCCTAGTAAAGATATTAAAAGAAGTCACAGCGTCTTGTCCTAAATGTAAAATAGAGGTGGCAAAAAGACTTTCACAAATTACTGGAATTGTAGAACCAATTGAGATCATTGAGGAAGTAAATGGATCTTAATTTTAATGATTTAATTGATATATTAGATGGAGCAGAGTTTGAGGAAACACCAGTAGATCTAAGAACATTTGTGGTGAATCCAGAGTATCTTTCTCTGCCCCCACTTTCAGAATTGCAATACCAGTTAATTGAAAAGAGTTCTCAGATATATAAAGAGTCTAGTCTTATTAAATTATTTGGAGAAAAAGATGGACAAAGAGTATTTAAACAAACATGTAACGAAGTTATAGCACAACTAGGAAAAGGTTCAGGAAAAGATTACTGCTCTACCATATCAGTTGCTTACATTGTGTACCTGCTTCTCTGCCTAAAAGACCCTGCAGCATATTACGGCAAGCCTCCAGGAGACTCAATAGATATTTTAAATATTGCTATTAACGCACAGCAAGCAAGCAACGTGTTTTTTAAAGGATTTAAAACTAGAATTGAAAGATCTCCATGGTTTGTTGGAAAGTATGAGGCTAAGGCTTCAGAAATGAAATTTGATAAAGGAATAACAGTTCATTCTGGCCATTCAGAGAGAGAAGCTTTCGAAGGATATAACGTAATAGCCGTAGTCCTTGATGAGATATCAGGATTTGCAATTGAGAGCACAAGCGGGAACGATCAGGCTAAAACAGGAGAAGCTATCTATGATATGTATAGAGCCTCAGTTGCATCCCGTTTCCCAGATTTTGGTAAAGTAATACTTCTTTCTTTCCCAAGATTTAAAAACGATTATATTCAAGCACACTACGAATCGGTTATTGCGGAAAAAGAAGTTGTTATTAGAAGTGAAACAATGAAGATGGATGTCGATCTCCCAGACGGAACTGATGGCAATGAGGTTACTGTTCAATGGGAAGAAGACCATATCAAGTCATACCTATATCCAAAGACATATGCTATTAAAAGACCAACATGGGACGTTAATCCTACAAAAAAAATAGAAGACTTCAAAGTAGATTTTTACAGAAACTACATGGATGCCTTGGGTAGATTTGCCTGCATGCCACCAGAAGCCGTAGATGCATTTTTTAAATCAAGAGAGAAAATAGAAAAAGCTTTTAACAATATGAATATTCCAGTAGATAGTTTTGGAAGAATGGAAGATTGGTTTCAACCAGATAAAGATAAAGAGTATTTTATTCACGTAGACTTAGCACAGAAGCACGACCATTGTGCAGTTGCAATGGCCCACGTAAATAGGTGGGTAAATGTAAAGGTAACCAATGAATACTCTCAACCTGCTCCTATTGTAGAAATAGATGCAGTAAGATTTTGGACTCCGACTGCAGATAAATCAGTTGACTTTACCGAAGTAAAAGATTACATCTTGTCATTAAAGACAAGAGGGTTTAATATCAAGGTTTGCACATTTGATAGATGGAACTCTCACGATATGATGCAGCAGCTAAAACAATACGGGATTAATACAGAGCTACTATCTGTTGCTAAAAAACACTATGACGATATGGCTATGATGATTTCTGAAGAAAGAGTATCTGGGCCAGCAATTAAGTTATTGATTGATGAGTTATTACAATTAAGAATTACAAGAGACAGGGTCGACCACCCAAGAAAAGGTTCAAAGGACTTGGCGGATGCAGTTTGTGGATCAATTTTTAATGCTATAAGTAAATCAAAGCAGGATAAACAAAAAGAAATTCAGATTCATACCTATGATTCTATGAATGATGATAACGATCAGAAAGATGAAGAGGTTGTTCTTAATATGATTAGAGCACCTAGAATACCGACAGACCTACAAGAAGCAATGGAGAATATGCAAATAATATGAGCGACTACCAAGATAAAGCAAAAGAGTGTAAGTGTTGTGGAAAACACGTTCCGCTTCCAATAGTTCTTAAAGAATATTTTGGAAACACGGTCTGTCCCACCACATTTGCAAACATCGTAGAGTATAAAAGAATGTGGACTAGCCTAGGCAAAAGACCACAAGGCAATATCAGGAAGCATTTTTCTGACTATGTTCAACAAATAGTTGAACAAACAATTGATAAAAAAGAAGACGGAAGCCTGCAGAGCTAATTGCTGTATAATTATATGTAGAAAGAAGGTTGCTATGCTTGAAGATGATTATGAAGACGAGCAAGACGAACAGGATCTTTCTGCCTATATTGAAATGGGAGTTATAGAGTTAGAAGGAATGGACGAAAACGGGGAAGCAATTTTTTCTATAAACGAAAGCGCTAAAATTTTAGCCCCACACTTATGGCAATCTCATATAGACTATGTAGATAAATCTTTAATAGAACTATACCAAGCTGGATTAGTTAAGGTTGAGTACAACGAAGACTTAGAGGCAACCTTCATATTGTCCCCAGAAGGACATGCCCTTGCAAAAGAAAAGGGACTAATTGAAATGGATATTAATCGAAACATTCCGAACGACTAAAATATGATATAATTATATTAGGATGCCCAATGGGGTCCTAATTTAACTTATTCGCTTGAAAGGGGAATAAAATGGTAACAACATATACATGGGATCTTTTCAAGGATCCTTTTTTTATTGGATTCGATAGAGCTTTAAATACATGGAGCAACGCTCAAACAATATCGAGTGCAACTAACTATCCACCATATAACGTAATCAAGATAGACGAAGACAACTTTGTTGTCGAACTAGCAGTTGCTGGATTTGCTAAAACAGATATTGATTTATCAACAGCAGACGGCAAGCTCATTGTAAAGGGAGAATTAAGCACAGAGGATAATGATTCTAAGTTTATCCATCGTGGAATTGCTGCCCGTAAATTTACTCGTGAGTGGGCTCTTGGTGAATATATGGAAGTAAAGGCAGCGGAACTAAAAGATGGAATGCTTAAAATTGATATTGTACGTATTCTGCCAGAAGAGAAGAAGCCAAAGATCATCAAGATCAAATAAATAGTATAATAAAGATCTGCACCCCGTCACTGGGGAGTCGCAGGTTATTCGGGTCGCTACCCGAAGGATGGACCTGAGTACGTCCGCAAACTGCTCATTTAAAATTTAAGGGGAATGATGTTTGAATACAGAGTTAAGCAAATAACAAAGGTAGTAGACGGAGATACTATCGATGTTGATATTGATTTAGGATTTAGTATTTCTTATTCCCAAAGATTAAGATTAGCTGGTATAGATACACCAGAATCTAGAACAACAGATAAGCTTGAAAAAACTTTAGGCCTTGAATCAAAGGAATACCTGAAGTCTAAATTTAAAGATGCTAAAGAAATAATTGTAAAAACAGAAAAGCCAGACAGTACAGAAAAGTATGGCCGTATTCTTGGATGGATATATCTTGATGGAAATACAAAGTCTGTTAATGAACAAATGATTGAAGACGGATACGCCTGGGGATACATGGGCGAAACTAAGGTTAAAGACTTTGTAGCCTTAGCAGAAAAGAGAAAGAAGAGCGGTAAATAGTGCCGAATTACGAATATGCCTGTTCATCTTGTAACAAATCTACAGAAGTTAACAGAAAGTTTAATGATAAAGAAGTAATCCCTCCCTGCCCTTCCTGCGGATACAGTATGACAAGATCCTACGGTGCAGTTGGAGTACAGTTTAAGGGTTCTGGGTTTTACAAAACAGATAATCCTAAGTAACTAAACTAATTTAAATATATATACATGATATAATCTTCATGTAACAAAAATTTTGTTACTTGGAGATCCAATTGAGTAGAAAGTTAAAATACTTTTTAGCTAGCCTTTTTGTTACAGGTTGGCTATTTTTTATTGGACCAAGTTATGCGTGGGCAACAGAGC